CTATGAGCAAGACTATCTATAGAAATACCACTCTCCACTTTCGTGATGGGAGGCTCTATATCCAAGAGACAGAATTTGAGTGTGGTGCTCCTGTGAGCATGCCTAAATCCATAGATGTCACCAAGGAAGTGGCAGAAGCTCTTCTTGCAGAGATTCAATCAATGAAATAGGTCATGGACTATAGACGGAAAATAGATTTTGCCATCAAGCTGCTAAGGTCCATCCCACAGGATGGTCCTATTGAGATCTGCTATTCTGGAGGGAAAGACTCCGATGTCATTCTCCGGCTGGCCCAAATGGCAAATATCCCCCATGAAGGGATATACAAGCAGACCACCATTGATCCTCCTGGCACTACTGGCCATGTGTTGGAAATGGGAGTGAAAATCATGAAGCCAAGGATGTCTTTTCTACAGATTATTGACCACAAGGGCATGCCCACCAGGAGAGCAAGATTCTGCTGTGAGGTCCTTAAAGAATACAAGGTCCATGATAGAGCTGTGCAGGGAATCCGGAGGCAAGAATCCACAGCCAGGTCAAAAAGATACAAAGAGCCTGAGTATTGCCGGCTTTATCCCAAGGGAGAGAAGGCCAGAATCTATCTACCAATACTCGAATGGACCTTGGAGGATGTGGAAAGATTCATTCTTGAGGAAGGAGTCAAATGTGCACCTGTTTACTATGATCAAGAAGGGCATTTCCATGTGGAAAGGAGACTCGGCTGTATTGGGTGCCCAATGAAATCCGATTGTGGGAAATCAGACTTCCTGAAGTATCCCAAGCTCCTGAAGCAGATAATCAAGCACCTCCAATTCTACATTGACACACATCCGAATAGTGTTTGCAATCGGAAATTCAGGTCATCTGCTTATGACACCATCTTCCAGGATCTATTCTGCAGCTCCTTTGAGGAGTATGACATTTTGGTGACTGGTGGCATGTTCCCAGAGACAGCCATCGACTCAAAAAAGTACCTGGAAAACTACTTCAAAATTGACTTGACAATATGAAAATCCAAAAACACTAGCAATATGATCGTAATCAAAATCATCGGCATCCTGATGGCCATTGTCCTCCTTGCCTGCTTTGTACTTTTCGCTGCACTCATCACCTTCGGAATCCTCATGAAGTATGGGGACCTGGATGATTCTGACATGTATGATGATGACTTTCAAGACTGATTTCGGCCAGATCGAGGTGGATAGATCCGGAGAGGACAGGTACCTTCTCACACTTCCACCTTATGGCCATGAGATCTATGTAGTAGCCTTCACTCCGGAGGGTGCTGTGAGGAAGGCCTGCGAATTTTGGTATCACAAAAGGACTCTAAAACTAGAAAGAATATGACACAGAAAATTGAAACAGTGGCCGGATGGTTTTTGATTCTTCTTTCCCTGGTCACCATGTATCTCACCATCTGGGATTTTGACTGGAAGTGTGAAGGCCTGTCCTTCGTTTTCATGATCATCTACATCTTCTCCGGAGTGATGGGTGTGACTCTCCTCCTGGATGCCAAGCATGAGCTGCCCAAGGAATTCTATGAAGAGGAGGCCTAGCCATGTGCACTGTGAAGGAATTCTCCCTCCTGGTGAGGGACATGAGGAATGCCCAGAATGAATACTTCCGTACCAGGAGCAGCTATGCTCTGACCAATGCAAGGTCCCTGGAGAGAAAGGTGGATGGCATCATAGCAGCCACCGATTTCACCTACTTCGAGAAGCAGCAGGCCTTCATTGACCGTCTGGTGGACCTTTCCGGCTCCCTGATGCTTGCCTTCTCAGAGCTCAAGAGACTCCAGGGTGGAATCTTTGCCGAGGAGGGCACTCCGGATGCCAAGGAAGCACTTGAGCATTCCGATGTGACCATTTCCTCCATCACCAATTTAATCGACATTCACAACAAAAATAGAAAGTAATATGAAACTGACTGAAATCAAGACTATCAATGATGCCTGCCTGAAGGTGGGTGTGGACTATGAATCCTTCATGACCATGATTGAGCCTCTGCCGGAGCACCTGCAGGCCTTGGCAGCTATGGAGATCATCATCAAAGCTCTCAATGATGGCTGGGTGAATCCCCTGGATGGACTTACTAGAGTGTGGTTCCCTTGGGTGTATGTCTATGAGCAGCATGAGCAGCAGAGAATGGAGAAGGTATATCCGGATAGAGAGGACCTCATCCGATTCACCAGGCCGGATGGATCCTGCGGTCTCGCCGATGCGGCCTCGGATAGCGCCTGGTCGGTCTCGTATGCGAGTATCGGCTCTCGCCTTGCCTGTAAATCCGAATCCGTCTGCCTGTACTTTGTGAGGAATTTCAAGGACCTGATGGCCCAATACTTCCTCCCGATGGAAGATTGCAAAATCCTTGAGAAGTACAGCAGATGACAGACAATTTCTTCTTCCGGAGTGCAGTCCTGACAGACTCACTCCGGAGGCTTCAGGAGAAGATTGAGAGGCCTAGGAAGAAGAGAGAGCACATTGTGATGTATCAGATTGGAAACAAGACAAAAATCATAATCAAATGAAGCGGACTATTTACTATTTCTACAAGCTGGATTCCGAGAAGAGCCGGTCCATGATGGCCGATATCGTGGCCAATTGTGAGGTGACTCCTTCCACTGCATACAAGTGGATGGAAGGATCCAGGAAGCCTGGAGCACTGGAGCAGAAATTCATCCAGAAGCTGGTGAAGAAGTATCACAATGTATCAGTGCCGAGGAAGGAGCTCTTTGCCTAGCAGCTATGTATGCAGATATTGACAAGCAAGGGAAGGTCTCCATCTTTGAGCTCACAGAGAGTGAGGTAGAGTCTCTCTTGGAGGGCCTAAAGCACTACAAAGATTATTGCAACACTGCCACATCCCTTTTCAGTGACAGGGAAGATCTGTATTGGGATGGTCAGGTGATGGCAAAATTGATAGGACAGATAGAAAGTGTGATTCCTAGTAGATAGTAATATGAATCATGACTATAGCATAACAAAAGAAGATATCTGGCAGGCTACCGAATATGGCAAGACTGTCATCATTGACATCTATCCACAGTCAGAGCCATGCTTTGCCTCCGGAGGCCGGAAGGCATTCAAGATAAGGCCTGATGACAAGAATCCCTCCTGCTCTGTATTCCAGAATAAGGAAGGTATCTGGATGGTCCAGGATAAGGGTGGCTCCGACAATCAGGCAAGGACAGCCATCCAGCTTGTGATGAAGGAGCACAATCTCTCCTTTGGCCAGGCCATGACCTGGATTGCAGAGCACTATGCTCCTCAGCTCCTTGAGAGCCGGAAGGACTACAAGCCGGTGAAGCCGGAGCCTACCAAGGAGTATGTGGATCCTCAGCAGGCCTACACCATCGAGCTCAGGCCTTCAGGCAAGTTCACCTCTTCAGAGCTGGAGATGCTTGGATTCGAGATTACACAGGAGCTGTGTGATTCTTTCGGATTGAAGCCTCTTGACTCCTACACAAAGCCTGCAGGCTCATACAAGAATAGCATCCGGTACTCAGCCAATGAGCACTTCCCGATGTACTACTATGACTATGGCACCTCCGGAAAGGCCGAGGATGGCCAGCCTTGGGGCAAGATCTACCAGCCTCTGGGAGATGTGCGCTTCATGTACTACGGTGAGAAGCCGGAGAATTTCTTCTTCGGAGACCTTGAATTCATCGATGAGTATCACAAGGCAAAGGCCAATCCGGAATACAAGCGGAAGGTGAGGGAATTGGATGAGGATGGAGAGCCAGTGGAGAAGGATTCCAAGTGGGAGAATCTCATCATCTGCTCAGGGCCTTCAGATGCTCTCAATGTGAGGAATGCTTCCAAGATCTTCCTGCATCCGGAGCATCAGACCGAGAAGAAGAATGACTACCATGTCTGCTGGCTCAATTCAGAGACTGCAGATCTGACCGAGTATGAATTCTCCATCCTTCAGAGGCTGGCCAAGAATATCTTCATCCTGTATGACCTGGATGAGACCGGCATTGCCAATATGTACCGGATTGCTCTGAGGTATCTTGACATCCGGATCATCCAACTTCCTTCAGAGCTGGCCAGGTTTAGAGACCGGAAGGGAAAGCCTTGCAAGGATGCAAAGGACTTCTTCACTCGCTTCCGGAGACCGGAGAATCAGAGGCCTTTCCGGCTCTTTGATGACCTGGTGAAATTGGCCGGATCCCTTCGATTCTGGGAGGAGAAATACACCAAGCAGGGTAGGACCTATGACATCAATAATGAGCAGCTCTATGCCTTCCTGCAGGCCTCCGGATACTACCGTATTGCCACATCCACCAATTCCAAAGGATACACCTTCTGTTTTGTGAAGGATAATGTGGTCACTCTCATCGATGAGAATGCCATTTCTGCCCACTGCTCAGGATATCTGCTGGAATACATCAAGACTCATCCGAAATACTACAATCAGCAATTGGCCAATACTGTGCACCGGAGCAATCAGATCCGGATGGCCTCACTGGAGAAGCTGGCCATGATTGAGCCGGATTTCAAGAATTGGGATGAGAATTGTGACCATTTCTTCTTTCAGAATGGTATCTTCCGAGTCTCTAAGGAAGGTATCATTGAGGTGAAGGCTGCTGCCTGTCCCTGCTCTGTGTATGCCAGCAAGATTCTGCCTCATGACTTCTATCCGATGGAGAAGGAGCCTGGCAAGATGCCATTCTTTGACATCAGCCTTACTGATGAATACACTCAGCTCCTGAGCCAGCTCCATGCTGCATCCCCCACCTCCCCCGAATTTTCTTACTTGAAGAAGGAGATTGACACTTTGGCGGATTCAAGGAGGTATCGGCTGACCATCCACCGGAAGGACCTCTCCTTCATGCAGTACATCTTCAACACTGGCCGTACCTACTGGAGAAAGGAAGAGCTTGGTATTCCACTCTCTCCGGAAGAAGTGTCCGAGCATGAGATGCACTTTGTCAATAAGGTCATGGCCCTGGGATATCTGCTGGACAAGTACAAGGCCTCCGGCCAGCCTTATGCCGTTTTCTGCATGGAGATGGAGCAGTCCGATGAGGGCACACACCTTGGTGGCACCGGCAAGAGCCTCTATGCTTCCTCCCTGGAGAGAATCAGGAAGCAGCTCTTCATCGATGGCCAGAATCTGGACTCCAAGAAGGGAGACTTCCTCCTTCAAGGTGTGGAGAGAGGTGTCACAGACAATATCTTCCTGGATGACTTGAATCAGGGAGTGGACCTTCACAAGTTCATGCCAATGATCACCGGCAAGATGGTGGTAAATCCCAAGTATGTGGCAGCATTCACCATTGACTTCAAGGATAGTCCGAAAGTGATATTCACATCCAATCATGCTATCAAAGGCTTTGATGCTTCTCTCCGGAGACGCACATGGTTTGCTGCATTCAGTGACTACTACCATGCAGATGATATGCAGAGAGGTCTGAAGGAGAGGTCTCCTTTCACCGAATTCGGGAAGAATCTCATTGATGACTACTCCCCTGAGGAGATGAATGCCTTCTACAATTTCATGTTCAATTGTCTGGCAGTGTGGCAGAAGATTCGTACCAGGATCCAGCCACCGATGAAGGCCATTGAGAAGAGAATGATCCAGAGAGCTCTCTCTGATGAATTCCTCTTCTGGGCAGAGGAGTATTTTGCCGAGGAGAATCACCTGCTGGATGCTCTTGTGGACCAGAATCAGACCTTCGAGGATTACAAGGCCACTCTGAATCCGAAATTCGCTGCCATGATCAAGATGAAAACCTTCAAGCAGAAGCTGATTCAGTATTGTACCTACCGAGACTGGAAATTCAATCCTGACAGGCTCCTGACTACCGTATCTGACAAGGAGAATAACCGTATCCACAGGAAGGTGGATGGGAAGGAAGTGTACTACTTCTACATCGACACCACAGGAGAGTCAGATCCTGTACCTGTACCATCCCTGGGGAATGCCGAAAATACCGAGACCGATGATGAGGACATGCCTACATTCGGCTTCTGACCAGAGTGTCGGAAGAAACTCTAGAAAGGAGAGCCACAGGCTCTTTTTTCTAGGCCTTGGCTGGGCAAGTTTTGCTCTATGGTACTTTTTTCTCTTTTTTTCTGACACTCCGACACCGGAGAGAGAGAAAGTATTGATAGATAGAAAGTTAAGCGGTGTCGGATTGCGGTGTCAGATTGGTGTCATTTGGTTTTCACTGACACCGATGGTAGTATCAGTGTCGGAAATCGCATATTTTCTGACACCGCTGATTATCAATGAGTTAGGCACTATCGGTGTCGGATGGTGTCAGATTATACTTTCGCAATCTGACACCGATTAAAATACTGAATATCAATTACATAAGTGTAGCGGTGTCGGAAGTGTCAGATTATTTCGGAAAAAAAGTATCGTGAAAAATGGGAAACATGGAAGAAAGCAAAAAATATCCGTTTAGACTCGAAATCGGAGTATGGTGGAATGGTAAATCTCATCCCATCTGGTGCTATGACAAAGTGCCTGCCGGAATGGTCCAGGTGAAGGGCCTCCGAGAGCTCTGGGAAGGCCGGCATTTCCTCAGTGAATGCCTGCTTGGACCAGACAAAGGCTGCTACTATACCGGCATAGTGAGGCCGGCTGTTATTGAAGCTCTGAAGGCCAGGCTTCAGCAGGGCATCCCTGTATATGTCAGTAATACCAAGTAACACTTATCGTACATTTGTAAAGATGAAAAGAGACAATCACAACACTGTAGATGTGAAGGTGGGCAGATTCATCAGGAATTGGGTGGTATCCACCTATGACACAGATTGCATCAAGCTGGACAAGGACATGAATCTTTGGAGCATCATCAAGCAGAATCTTGAGCTGCTTCCGAATGACTATCAGCCTCTGCCTGATCGGGAGGAATACATCACTTTTGTTCTCCTGGCAGATGGGAAGGATACCTTGGCCTATGATGCAAAGAAGAATCGGGAATATCGGGTGAATACACTCTACCGGTGCTCCCTCTCCATGAAGGGAGAGAATATCATCCGGAGATATCTCACCAAGCAATTCAAGCATACCTTCCACAACTATATGAAGGGTGCACTGAATAACAATGACAGCCTCTCCATCACAGAGGCCATCACTGAATTTCTGACTGACTCGAAGCAGGAGGTGAGTGAGACGGTGGTGAGCACTTTGTCGAAGGATTGGTACAGATACAGGAGGAAATATCCGGATGAATTCAACATCCCGATATTTTTCTAGTGGGTGTGATGTCCGATATTTTTTGGAGATAAGCGACTGAGAATGAATTATTTTTAGTGGGTATGATGTCCGATAAAAAAGGGTAAAAATATGATACTTGGAATCCGAAAAATCGAGTATATTGACTCGGCCTATGTGCATGACTACAGCCAGGTGATCCCTGGCAGCACCATCAATCTGGCTTCCTACATGGTGGCCGGCCACACTCTTACACAGCTCCCCTTCACTCCGGAGACCGGAGACCTTCAGGAGCAATGGACCGATGATGATGGAGGGAAGGTATCCAAGGCCGTATTCTCGGCCTCTATCCGGAAAGATAAGGAGATCTACAGGAGTAAGCTCCAGGGACTGATGGGAAGGAAGTGTATTTTCCTCCTTACTTTGATTTCTGGGGTGCAGTACATCATCGGCTCCAAGGAATTTGTGCCGAAAGTAACCTATTCGGATGGTGTGTCAGGACTTTCATCCTCTGAATTCACACTCCGGATTGAAAATGAGTCACTGCATGGCATTCTGCTCAATTCTGCCTCATAGGTAGTCCGAGTAGGCCATCTGGGTGTGGCTTAAATTTGCAGACACATAAAATTGCAGGATTATGAATCTTTCTTTGTTCACCAAGAATCTCCGAGGTCCTTGGATGATCCATCCCCAGGAGGCAGCAGCAATGATGCCTCTTGTGCGTGGTGTCATTGCAGGATATCACATGGATGAGGTCGATGAATCGGAGAAAAAGGCTGGGCAGAAGGTCTCCTGTGCCGATTACTATGTAGGAAGCCAGCTTCAGGTGAATCCCTTCACCGATAAATCGGTCTATGTGGCCTATATAGATGGCACCATGACCAAGTATGGCACCTGCTTCAGCTATGGCACCAGGGAGATTGCCGATGAGCTCCTCAAAGCTGACCAGGATCCGGATATTGTGGGCCACATCCTGTGTGTGGACTCCGGTGGCGGTGCTGCTGATTCCGTACCTGAGCTGGCTGATGCAATCCGGCAGCTCACCAAGCCTATTGTGGGATTCGTGGATGGCATGGCTGCTTCTGCTGCCATGTATGCCATATCCTATACCAGCAAGATCATTGCTCACCAGCCTACTGACATGATTGGATGTATCGGCACAATGGTGACCATCTCCGGCTGGCCCAAGCTCCGGAAGGACTCTGATGGCTATGTGGAGATGCGTATCTATGCTGACCAGTCCGAGGAAAAGAATGCAGACTATGAGGCTGCACTGGAAGGGGAGACCAAGCTGATCCGAGAGAATATGCTGAATCCTCTCTGCCAGATCTTCATTGATGACATGAAGGCTAACAGGCCCAATGCCACCGATGACCAGCTCAAGGGCCGTACCTACTTTGCCAAGGATGTGGTGGGGACTCTGATTGATTCCATCGGCACTTTCGAGGATGCCATCCAGGCAGTCCTCGAATATGCCGAGATTGCAGACAACAATTCTTCTTCAAAGATGGGAAAATACGCAAAACTCGAAAGCATACCGGAGCTCAGTGAGCAGCAGTATGCTGAGGATGGCTCCACTGTCCTCCAGGCAAGCCAGCTCGAAGCTATTGAGCAGGCTCTCTCTACTCCTAGAGCTGAAGAGGGTGACCTCAAGGCTCAGATGGATTCTCTCAAGCAGTCTCACCAGGAAGAGGTGGCCGGTCTCCAGCAGACCATCACCGAAAAGGATGAGACCATCTCCCAGAAGGATGCAAGGATCCAGGAGCTGGAAGCAGCTCTTGAGGTCGCAGTGGCCAAGGCCAATGGCGAGAAGCCTGCATCCGTATTCCAGCCGGCAGACCAGGGCGAGGCACAGGAGGACTACAAGCCTGCTCAGACCTGGGATGAAGCAGCAGAAGCCTGCAAGGCCTTCCTGAATCGCAAATAACCAAAACAATTTTTTTGCCTTATGAATCTCGAATCTGTTCTTGTAAACTCCGGTGCGAAGTTTCGCAAGGAGATCCTGGCCATGCCTGTTGTGGCTCTGGAAAAGACTCTCAAGCACATGACCATCCGCAAGGGTGTTCGTGGTGATGAGACTGTGGGAGGCTATGCTTCGGGTGCGGAGCTCCGGCCTTACAAATCCGATGGCAAGGGTGCCACCGACACCGGTGCATTCTTTGGCCGTACTCTGACCACCTACCTTGGTGATGTGGTAGAGGAATTCGATCCCTACCAGCTCTTCTCCACCGTTTATGGTGAATCCTTCAACTCCCTGACCGAGCGCAAGGAGGCCGATGTGGTGAAGGACATGGCTCTGGCTATGGCCAAGCATGTCTCCAGCAAGCTGGGCAAGGCCCTCTTCGCTGCAGCTCGCACCAATCCTGCCGGAAGCACCACCATGACTCTCTTCGATGGCTTTGACACCATTGCTGCCAAGGAGATCTCCGATGGCAATCTGGCCATTGCTGCTGGCAACTATGGTGAATTCGACACCATCACTGCTGCCAATGCCGGTGATGTGCTGAAGGCCATCTATGCTTCTGCATCCGATGAGCTCAAGGAGAGTGACAATCTGAAGATGTATGTCTCCCAGGCAGTCCTCGACAAGTATGAGGAATGGTGCCTCGCTACTCTCGGTGCTGTGGTGTACAATCAGACCTATGCCCAGAATGTGCTGCACTTCAATCGCAATGTCGAGATTGTGCCTATGGTGGGCCTGAAGAATTCTGCCTATGTGTACTTCTCCACCAAGGACAATATGCTGGTGGGTATGGACCAGCAGTCCGATGCCGAGAAGGCCAAGATCCGTGAATGCGACAATCCCAAGGCTCTCCAGTTCTTCATGTGCCTGTATTGGGGTGTGCAGTTCCAGAGCATCAAGCCGGAATTCCTCTTCGTGGCCAAGCAGACCACTGCTCCCGATCCTGCTGTCACCGGTGATGCACTCATCGATGGTCTCTCTGCAGAGGCCGGCAGTGTGAAGAGAGTCTATGCCACCACTGATGGCTCCGGTGTCACTGCTGCTGTGACCAGCGAGAATTCCTCCTGGCTGACCGTCTCTGTCTCCGGAAACAAGGTGACCTTCACTCGCACTGCCTATGCACATGGTGCAGGTGATGATCCTCGCATTGCCACTGTGCGTGTGACCGCCAAGAGTGGTGCTGCCTACCTGGATGTCACTGTCAAGCAGGCAATGGCAGCAGAGTAGTCTCTGAATCCCAAAACTTCCACAGATTATGAATCTCGGAAATCTTGACTTCGCAATCGGTGGCATCAATCCCTCAGGGATTGGTGCTACCATCTATCGAATTGCCAAGAAGGACATCACTGCATGGCCTTCCATCGGCAATGATCCCGATGCCACCGAAGGCACTGTGGCTTCCCTTGCCAAGTACAATGGGAATTTCACTCTCGCCAATGGTGCCATCTGGGATAAGCTCTACTCCACTCAGGGAAAGGGCAAGGCCACTTTCGAGGTGACCGGTGAGGTGGACTGCAAGATGTACACCAATAAGGCTTCCCTCTCTTTCCCCGATCTCACTGCCGAAGCACTGGCCTTCTGCAAGGCTGCTGCCAATGGTGACTATGTATTCATCGTGAAGGCTGCTGGCCGTTACCATGTCATCGGCTCCCCTGACTACAGGGCAGTTATCTCCCCTTCCGGAGATACCGGTGATGCTGCCGGAAGTGCCAAGGGTATCACCTTCGAGGTGGAATGCCCGGATGTCACTCCTCTTCCTCTCTATGAGGGCACTCTGGACTTGGAAGGTGGCACATTGAATTGCAAAACAGATGTGTTCACTCCCACTCCGGCTCCCAATCCCGATCCGAATGAGGAATAGTGAATACTGAGATCCTATCCTATCTTCAAAGTGCAGAGCCAGACTTCAGTGCTGGCTTTGCACTTTTTTGCCGTTATTCCAGGAATGAGGCTCTGAAGAATTGGATATCTCGGAAGAGGGACATGCCCAAGCTCCTGGATGAGCTTCAGAAGCTCTCCAGGATCACTGTGGCTCCCAATCCGAATGAATCCCTGGATCTGGCCAGATATGCCCAATCTCGGCCTATTCAGAGCTCTCAGATGCCGGCACCCAATGAGCCGGTGACAGTGCATGTACCGGAGCAGGTCATCACCTTCAAGACCTTCGATGAAAGAAGGACAAGGAGGGCAGACCTTCCTCCGGATCTGCAAGCGGTGTATGATGGCTGTGCCTCTGACTTCAAGCTCAAGAGAGGCCTTCATGAGAAGATGAAGATGGCCACCACCAATGCAGACAGGGCAAGCCTTCGTGCAAGGATACTAGAGACCGATGCCAGGATTCGTGCCGGCTATGCAGAGATAGATGATTATCTCACCAGGATGGCCAAAGAGAAGGCAGAAGCTGATGACTTCAAGGAAGGCACTGCCAGGAGCTATGTCTGCAGAGCTTTGAAAAAGAAGAAGCTCACCGGAGCACAGAAGGCCACACTCAAGGCCAGGGTGAAGGCTCTCCTGGATCATGGCTGTGTGATAGGACCTGATACCATTGAGAAACTCAAAAAAATCGGTGTATTATGAAAGATTTCATCTACAAGATCTGGAATTGGCTGGTTGGCCTCCTGAATAAGATTCGGAGGGACCGGCTCTATCACTTCATCTGTGGTCTCCTCATCGGAGCCTTCTGCTGCCTGGTGCTCAAGATGGGATTCTGGTGCTTTGTTCCGGTGCTCTTCATCGGCTTCATCAAGGAATTCATTGACCAGTGGCAGGATGGGAATTTCGATTGGATTGACCTGCTTGCCACCTTCCTGGGAGGAGCAATCATTGCTCTGATGGCACTCGCCTGAGCCTTAAAGCCTAAGCCTCCTATAATTTGTCCAAGTAGCCAGAGTGATTCTGGCTACTTTTGTTGTATGAAAAAGAGCATAACACTACTCACACAGGAGGACTTGGACCATATCAAGCATTGGGCCGAGCTG